GTAAAGGAAACGGTGACTGTTACGATGCCCAAAAGCACTCGTCAGCCACCTCGTTCTCCTAGAGAAGCAGCACACGTTTCGTCCGCGAAAAGGACGCCACTACCTAAATCCGCCAGCGGTGGTAGTGTTAAACGGTGCAAGATCTGTTCTCAGGCAGAGCTATGTACCAAGGAAACGATCCACAATGGATTGCAGTTGCTTCGGATTCGGTATGGTCTTCCATACTGCGAACTCCCGGACTGCAGTCCAGATCAATTATCACGTTTCCTAAATTTTCTTCTTCAACAGGGTCAGGTACGTGACTCTGTTGCCTTCCCGCGCTGCCAGCGCGCGGGTCGGGTTGATAAAAACGGCCTGATGTCACTCATCAGGTTGGGGAGACGAGACAGGTGGGAGCTGGCCCACTCTATGTCGTCAATTAAGCGCAACCTGCCAACGGGTTGCCGTCTCCACTTACCGTCATCGTGTTCTTCGTGGGTACAGAACGCGATCTCTCTACCCCCGCCCCCATCCGACGAGTACCTCGCACACGTTAGGCGTGTCGCTACTCGTATCTTCACTTCAGGTTGGGATCGTGACTACGCTCGCTTTGTCGGCGAGTATGTCCCGAACCCGACTGCGCGTCTTCCACTTAAGTCTCGAGCGGACGTTTTGTGGCGCGGCCGTCGTGAAGAATTTATTAACGCGGCTACTGAAGAATCTCAGGTCGTTCCTGAGTTTCTTGCGCGTTACAAAGAAGTGCCTTCGGCCGGGAAAGTCAGACCACTGCTCATCTATGATGAGAAGGTCGATTTGCTGGCTCCCCTGCATAAGCTTATGTATTCCTGTCTGCAAAGACAGGAATGGCTTCTTTGCGGTCCTCCGACCGATAAACGGATGGCATCTATCTGTGTCAACGAGTACCAAACCTCCGTAGATTTGGTATCGGCAACTGACAACCTCAGTCACGTGGTGGCTGAGGTACTACTCGACTGCGCTTTCTTCACTTCGGTGAAGATACCTCGTAGTCTTCGTTCGTTGGCGAAGGCTTCTTTGTCTCCACGTTTTGTGGATGGCGAGGGCGTTGAACGAGTAGTCCGACACGGACAGATGATGGGCTCCTACCTCTCCTTTCCTTTGTTGTGCTTACAGTCTTATTGCATGGCCTCTTGGGCTGCGCGATTCGACTGTAAGGCCCGATTCTTGGTGAACGGTGACGATTGCGTCATCTCGGCATCAAGACCGATCATTCAGCAGGACTATCCCCCGGGATCCCAATTGAATGACGGTAAGACGATTCGGGCGAAGAACGTGGCTGAGGTTAACTCAACTGCTTTTCTTCGTCAGCACGGGAAATGGCGTGAAGTGCGCCATTTAAGGAGGGGCGGGGCTCCTGCCACATATGAGGGCATGATGCACATGGCGAAAGCCGCGGCATCACGTCCTTGTTGGACGGACGCGTTCAGTCGCGCCCGTATTGGCAGGAGATGGGGTTTTCTCCCGTCTCAGATAGGACATTGGTCCTATGCCTCTTATAAGAGAGAGAGGCAGATGCTTATGCGGCGTCATTTCACCGCATTGCCAGAGCCGGCACCGCTACCGGCAGAAGCATCTCTGCGTAAGATCGTCGGTCGCGATCCTACCCCAATGGAGGCCGAAGCCTTGAGGGACCATATGTGGGCCATTGGGAGATGGGGGAAGTTGAAGAGAGACGTATATAGTCCGTCCTGCGGCCATATACGTCGGAGTTACCAGTACAGATCACGGCCGGCGTGGTCTTACGCCACCTTCGTTGGGTGGCGAACTGGAGGAAGGCGCCCTGCGCCTCGTTTCGTACTTATACCGGATAGTTACGAAACGGAAGAAGAGAGTTTGGGCCTGTTTGTGTTGGATCTTCTTCGTCAAGAAGTCGATTCGCTGGTCAAACAGGGTGACAATTGAGGTGGTTGCCCACCGTTTCTGGCCAGTCGTGTGGGTCAGAGCACGTGTAAGGTTAATGGCGGTCTGCGCTCAGCGCGTGAACCATCTTCCGAGTACCTGAGGAGTCAGGCCGGGAAATGGGGACTTAATAGGTGCC